GAGCGTTTAAAGAAAGCTCAGGATGGTATCGACAAGCAGAAAGCTGCCATGAAGAAAAAGCGTGAAGCTGAGAAAGCTCGAGTTTCTGAAATGAAACAGAAGATGCAAGAAGCTATCGATCCTAAGCATGCTGATCAAGAGAAACTTGAGCCAAGAGCTGAAGGTGAGAAGCAATTCAAAGATAACCATAAAGTAGATGTCTTTGACTTTGTACCTAAAGATGACCAAGGTATTACTGCAAACGTACCTGCACGTCAATTACGTACTGGAGATAATGACCAAGGTGATGGTAAAGCACCGAAGTCTTTAAAAGATATTAGAAAGTAACCTCTGGAAAACTGTTAAATAGAGTATATGGAGATACTTTATTTTAACAGTTGAGGTAATTGAATGCAACTATTTGATGAATTAAATAATGATAATTTTATGCTGTACGCGGCTCGGCATTATAACAACCCGCAGTGTACAGACATGGATGAGTTTAATGAGGATGTGCAACGTTTTAAGTATTTGAAACGTTTATTAGGTCGCTATGAAAAAGGTGATCTACAACACAGACTTATATTGAATCATATTATTGTCATTTATAATGTGTTTGGTATTGATCCAGCCAATAAGATGATGTTCTATAAAATGGAACAGAAACATTGGTCTGCGATTAAAACGTTTTTGGTATATCTAAGTTATCTAAAAGAAGATACACTTATTGATGTACCTTTAGATGAGAATATAGTAGAAGTCCTTAGGAAAATTTAATGGGTATTATATCTAGAGCTGCAGATACTTATTATACGTTTAGATTCCTGAAAACCCTTACAACTAAATGGGTTGACATGGAAGCGTATAAGCGTGGCATTATTGATGAAAATGGTAAGATACTCAAGAAGGGTAATCAGCTCGATGCTGAGGACAAGACTCATTATACTCTTTTTCATAGATTAGTATTCAACGTCAAAAGACTACTGGAAAAGCTTCCTTTCGGTAAGTCTAAGTTGGCTTCATATGCCGCTGCACTGTTTCTCCTTAAAGAGAATACTAATCTATCAGAAGAGCAAATTGCCGAAGTACTAAAACAAATTGAAGCTGATATTGATATGACAATCAATGAAAGCAGAAATTGGAACGTTATGGAAAACGATCAGTTAGCACCTGGTGAGTATATCCTATCGGAAGATATTGCATCACCTTCTACTGGTGATTTAATTGCAAGAGCCGGAACATCTATTATAGCTGACGCAAACAATGATCCTGTTGATTATTTGTTCGGCACACCAGTTTATAAAGTAAGACATGTATCAACACAAACTGATATATATGTTGCACCCGGAGATTTAAAACGATGAAATCATTTAAAGAATTTACTGAAAACTTTGGCCATTATCCAGCACAAGTTGATCCTAAAAAAGATAAAACAAACGGTGATTGGGTAACAGGTGATCCGGATAAACCAATTATGATTAATCCTAATGATGTTGCAGGTTCAATTAAAAAAGCAAATCAAGCAGTAAATAGAGAACGTGGCACAGATAATCCTTATTTTGAAATGGGTGAATCTTATGATCCTAGTATTTATATGGTAGAGAAGTTGTCTGTATCTGATGGACAACAAGCTTGGATTGACGATTTCTTAAAGTCTGATGCACCACAATTCAAAGGTAAGTCCAAAGAAGAGATTGTTAAAATGGCAGTCGCAGCATTTAATGCTGCCAAACAAGATGAGAATTACGTATCACACGCACAACGTAAAGCTGTATGGGCAAATCGTGCAGATGGTGGTAAAGGACATCCGGATAAGAAAAAGAAGAATGAAGAAGTCGCAGTGAATTCAACTGGTCCTGCGGTAGATATGAATCCTACTGGAAAGCCAAAGAAGTTTAACGATGGCCGTTCCAAGTATGACATCAATAAGATGTTTAGGAGAAATGGAGGATAGAAATTGTTTTCGTCTATTAGAATTGCTATAGTATTAACATTGATAAGTTTGGGTGGAATTGGTTATTGGTATATCACAAAACTTCAATCTGATCTAGAGACAGCACGTGCAAACGTGGTGAGACTAGAGTCTGCAATTGCCACATCTGAGGAGAGTATCAAAACTCTACAAGGTGACATGGCAAAACAAATGGAACTCAATGGTAAACTACAGCAAGATCTTCAGAAGGCAGAAGCTTATAGCGATGCTCTGAGATCTAAGTTTAGCCGTCTTGATTTAGTACAAGATGCTTTGAAAGATCCTAAAAATTTAGAAGGGAGAATGAATAATGCTACAGCGAAATTATGGCGCGAGTTCATGGCTGAGTCTGGTAGTCCTATTGAACGTCCTCTTCCTCACTGGGTGCTCGACCCTGCTAAGCAGTCCGGAGCCGGAAAAGATAACAGTGACGAAGGTGGAAAGAGTTCAGGTGGGGATAGCAGCTCGACCGAAAGCACTACAGCTAAGTGATGTAAGAGTCTTTGTAGTCAACAAAGATAACTTTGCAGAATTCGAAAAAGAGTTCATTGAAACTTATGGTGAACTAGCATACGTAGCCCTTAGTATGAAGGACTATGAGAATCTTGCAATGAACATTGCTGATATCAAAAGATACCTAAATCAACAAGAACAAATTATTATATACTACGAAGAGGCTGTTACGCCCGAAGAATAGTTGTTTACTTTTCCAGTAAACTGTGTTATAATATATACCTTATTATGAGGAAAATGAAAACATGACAATTACTGTTACGAAGCGTAACGGTTCTAAACAACCGTTCGACCTTGATAAAGTCCATAGAGTTCTCGAGTGGGCTGTTGAGGATATCGCAGGTGTTAGCGTATCTGAAATCGAACTCAAATCAAATATTCAACTATATGATGGTATCAAAGCATACGATATTCATGAGTTGCTTATTAAGTCAGCAGCTGAGTTAATCTCAGACAATACCCCAAATTATCAATACGTCGCTGCAAGACTTATTAACTATAAGATCCGTAAAGAGGTTTATGGTCAATACGAACCATGGCATCTAAAGGATATCATTGAAGTTAACGTAGAACGTGGTGTATATGATAAAGCTATTCTAGATGATTATACTGATGACGAGCTTGACTATCTAAATACAAGAATTAATCACGACCGTGATTTCGAATTTACTTATGTGGGAATGGAACAATTTCGTGGTAAGTACTTAGTACAAAACCGTATTACAAAGGACATGTATGAAACACCACAAGTCCTATACATGATGGTTGCCGCAACTTTATTCTCAGAATATCCAAAGGATAAACGTCTAAAATACGTTAAAGATTTTTATGAGGCAATATCAAACTTTTATATTAGTTTGCCTACTCCTATCATGGCAGCGGTTCGTACACCAACAAGACAATTCAGCTCTTGTGTACTCATCGAATCCGGAGACTCACTTGATTCAATTAATGCAACCGCAACCTCTGTAGTAAGATATATTTCTAAGAAGGCTGGTATCGGTATTTCTGCTGGTGCTATCCGTGCTATTAAATCTGAAATTGGTGACGGATCTGTTGTACATACAGGTTTGATTCCATTCCTTAAATACTTTCAGGCAGCTGTTAAGTCATGTTCACAAGGTGGTGTTCGTGGTGGTGCTGCGACTGTTTATATTCCGGTTTGGCACCTAGAGTTTGAAGATCTAGTAGTACTCAAGAATAATAAAGGTACAGAAGAGACACGTGTACGTCACATGGACTATGCATTCCAGTTTAATAAAACAATGTATGAACGTCTATTGAGTGGTGGTAATATCACATTGTTCTCACCTAAAGATGTGCCTGGTTTGTATGAAGCTTTCTTTGCAGACCAAGATGAATTCAAACGTTTGTATGAGAAATACGAAGCAGATAAAAAGATCCGTAAGAAGGTTGTTCCTGCTATGGATATCTTTACACAGTTCCTACAAGAACGCAAGGATACTGGTCGAATCTATTTGCAGAATGTAGATCATGCTAACGAACACGGTGCATTCTTACCAGAAAAAGCACCTATTCACCAGTCAAATCTCTGTTGTGAGATTGACTTACCTACTAAACCACTGAGTGCGTACGATGATGAAGAAGGAGAAATCTCGTTATGCACCTTATCAGCAATCAACTGGGGACAGATTAACGACCCATCAGAATTTGAGAAATATTGTACGCTCGCAGTCAGAGCGCTTGACGCATTATTGGATTACCAAGCATATCCCGTCAAAGCGGCTGAGTTGTCGACAATGGCACGTAGACCTTTGGGTATAGGTATCATTAATCTAGCGTACTTCCTTGCTAAACGTGGACTAAAGTATGATAAAGAAGCGCTTGAAACAATCGACGAATATGCAGAAGCATGGTCGTACTACTTAATTAAAGCTTCAGCTGACTTGGCTGTTGAGAAAGGCGCATGTCCGAAAACAGACGAAACTAAGTATGGCATGGGTGTAACACCTAATATGACATACAAGAAAGAAGTTGATGAATTGGTGAAGCCACAAAACCGTATGGATTGGACTGAACTACGTAATCAACTCAACACGAACGGCATTCGAAACTCTACACTTATGGCTTTAATGCCTGCTGAAACTTCGGCACAGATAAGTAATAGTACAAACGGTATCGAACCGCCTCGTGCATTGGTATCATATAAACAGTCTAAAGATGGTGTAATGGCACAAGTTGTTCCTGGTTATTATCATCTAAAGAATAAATATGATCTACTATGGGATCAAGCATCTCCGGAAGGTTACCTTCAGATTTGTGCAGTATTACAGAAGTATATCGATCAAGGTATCTCTGTGAATACAAGCTACAATCCTGAACACTTCGAAGATTCTAAGGTTCCTATGTCACAGATGATTAAAGACATTGTGACATTCTATAAGTATGGTGGTAAACAACTATATTATAATAATACACATGACGGCGCAGGCGAACTGAAAGACGATGACGATATCGAAGATCTAGAGTTTATAGAAGACGATTCCGAATGTGAATCATGTAAAATTTAAAGGGGAAAAATATGTCCGTATTTGCGCGTAAAAAGAAATCGCATTTAGAATCAGCGATGTTCTTTGATGAGAGTGTAGATGTTGCTCGTTATGATGTTGTGAAGTATCCACAGTTTGAAAAGATAACGGACAAACAATTAGGCTTCTTTTGGCGACCAGAGGAAATCGATGTATCAAAAGATAAAACAGACTTTCATAAACTTGATGAGTTTGAACAACATATCTTTACATCGAATCTAAAGCGTCAGATTCTATTAGACTCAGTACAAGGTAGATCACCTAACCTAGCATTCTTGCCTAAGGTATCTGTACCTGAACTAGAAGTATTGATCGAGACATGGTCTTTCTTTGAGACTATTCATTCTCGTTCATATACACACATTATTCGTAACATCTATCCTAATCCATCTAAGGTATTTGATACTATGTTGGATATTGATGAGATCATGGATTGTGCTTCTGATATTTCAAAGTACTATGATGACTTTATTGAGTATTCAAAATGGCATGATCTATTGGGTAAAGGCAAGCATACAGTCAACGGTAAAGAAATTGTTGTTGACTTATATGAGCTCAAGAAGAAGTTATGGCTAGCGCTTAATTCAGTTAACATTCTAGAAGGAATCAGATTCTATGTCTCATTTGCATGTTCCTGGGCATTTGCAGAACTTAAAAAGATGGAAGGTAATGCTAAGATCATTAAGTTTATTGCGAGAGATGAGAATACCCATTTGGCAGCGTCCCAGAGTATTCTTAAGAACCTACCTAAGGATGACAAAGCTTTCGAAAAGATCAGAAAGGAATGCGAAGATCGTGTAACAGGTATGTTTGTAGATGCGATCGAACAAGAGAAAGCATGGGCTAAATACTTATTTAAAGATGGATCAATGATTGGTCTGAATCAAAAACTACTCAGCGATTATGTTGAGTGGATTGGTACTAAACGTATGAGAACATTAGGTTATACTAGTCCATACCAGGTATCACAATCTAATCCACTTCCATGGACTGAAAAGTGGATTGGCGGTGGCAACGTTCAAGTTGCTCCACAAGAAACAGAAATTTCATCGTATGTTATCGGTGGAGTTAAACAAGACGTAAACGAAGACACACTAAAAGGATTATCACTATGAAAAAATATTTCATCTATTCTAGATCAAACCCACCTTGCCCATATTGTGAAGGTGCAAAGTTATTGGCCAGTACTAAGATGGTAGATCATCATGTTATTGATATTGGCAAAGATATTCAAATGGATGAGTTTACTGAATTGTTCCCTAATCAGAAGACTGTACCAATGATCTTAGTAGAAGAAGATGGATTACGTAGTCCAATTGGTGGTTATACAGAGTTTAAGAAGCATTTAGACACACAAGAACTCACGGAAGGATTGACGCTGTGATTCAATGCTACAGTTGCGAAGTTGAATATGAAGTCGTTCTTAGCGAAGATTTTGAAGACGAGACTCCACTATTCTGCCCCATCTGTGGCGTAGAAGCACAAATAGAGTTAGACTTTGACAATGTGGATTCATGAAGGTAAAGAGTTTACAGATCCAGGTGAATGGGTTGGATTTGTCTATTTGATTACAGATAAGTCAAATGGAAAGAAGTATGTTGGTAAGAAGAATTTCTGGTCAACACGCAAACTCCCGCCTCTCAAAGGTCAAAAAAGAAGAAGAACTAAGAAGTCAGAGTCTGATTGGAAAGATTATTATGGATCATCTGAGGAAGTCAAATCCCTCGTAGAATCACAAGGATGTGATAATTTTACTAGAGAAATATTACATTTATGTGATAGTAAGGGTGCAATGTCCTATCTTGAGGCCAAAGAACAATTTGACCGCCAGGTCCTCCTCAGTGATGAATATTATAATGAATTTATTGGGTGTAAAATACACTCAAAACATGTAAAAAATAGTGTACAAATGGACTAAACTATGTTATAATGTATAGTATAATGTACAAAGTGAGTTGAGTATGATAATTGTTGATTTTAATGCCATTGCTATTGGCAACATAATTACCCAGAAGCTGGACATTCAAGAAGACCTAATCCGTCATATGATCTTGAATTCTATCCGCATGTATAACAAGAAGTTCCGTAATCAATACGGTCAGATGGTTATTGCGTGTGATTCATCTTCATGGCGTAAGGATGTATTCCCACAATATAAATTCAAACGTAAGTCTGGTCGTGAGGAATCATCGTTAGATTGGAATGAGATCTTTAACATCATTGGTATGGTGCGTGAAGAGATCCAACAGAATCTACCATATAAAGTTATTCAAGTTCAAGGTGCCGAAGCAGATGATATTATCGGTGCACTTGCATTAGAGACACAAGAGTTTGGTAAGAGTGAACCAGTGATGATTGTGTCTGCTGATAAGGACTTCATTCAATTACAGAAGTTCGACAACGTACGTCAGTTCAGTCCTATGACTAAGAAGTTTGTAGAACACAAGAATCCTCGTACATATCTTTTTGAACATATTTGCAAAGGTGACTCAGGTGATGGAATCCCTAATTGTCTTTCTGGTGATAACACTTTCGTTGATGGTTTACGACAGTCTCCGATGACACAAAAGAAGATCGATCTATATGCTTCTAATGTAGATGATCTACAATCAGTCATGACCGAAGATGTATATCGTAATTACATTCGTAATAAAACACTTATTGATTTGACCGAGATGCCAGAATCTCTAAATCAAACTATTATAAATACATACAATGGAATTCAAGTTCCTCACAAAATGAAGGTATTGAATTATTTAATTAAGAAAAGATGTAAAAATCTAATTGAATCAGTCGAGGAGTTTTATTAATATGGCAAAGAATATGACACTACACGAAATCTTTATAAAAGTTGGAGAAGCTAAAACACGCAAGGACAAAGTTAATGTTTTGCGTGAGCATAATTCATTGTATCTTCGTGACGTGTTGAAAGGTGCATTTGATGATAGCATTCAGTTCCTACTTCCAAAGGGTATTCCTCCATATACGGAATCAGAAGAAGATAGAGCTCCTAGCCATATTCGTAAGCATACAAAACAATTCCGTTATTTTGTAAAAGGCGGACCAGGTGAAACAATCAATCCGGTTAAGATTGAAACTATGTTTATTCGAATCCTAGAGTCAATTGATCCTAGAGACGCAAAGCTTATTTGTGCAATGAAAGATAAGACACTTGCCGGATCATTCAAAGGATTGACTAAGAAAGCAGCATCAGAAGCCTTCCCTGGACTAATCTCCAAATAGTCCAAATTATAAATAAATTGTATGAGAATAATTAAAAACTCATACAACTATAATCAATTCACATAAGGCTAACGATGCAATGTCGTTTGGCCTTTTTTTAACTTTATAATCGGAGGAAACCAAAATATCAAAATCATCTCGCACTTCATTATCTAGGAGAAATGATATGGGTTCTCAAATAGAGAGACTTAAGAAAGATTCAAAAGAACTAAAACATTATATGTGTCGCGTGAAGAAAGAGGGAAATGATGTACTACTATTCAAGTTAAATCGAAAGTATGAATATCTGAATAGTCGTATAAACGATATTGAGGAGGAAATATTAGCCGCTAGCGGCTGACTAACTGGCACCTTCGGGTGCCATTTTTCGCACAAAAGTGTGTACATTTGAAACCAACTATGGTATAATATACATTATGAATATGTTTTACTTACATCCAGATCCGATCGTTGCAGCCAGAATGCAATGTGATAAACACGTCGTGAAGATGATTGTTGAGTCAGCTCAGATGTTGTCTACTGCTCACCGTATGTTAGATGGTACTCTTACCATGAAGCCTTCTAAGTCGGGCAAACGTATGGTTAAGTACTTCGAACTGAGTAACAACCTAGAGAGTGTATTGTATAAGGCAGTACATCACAATCATCCATGTACCGTATGGACACGCGAATCAAAAGATAATTACTTGTGGCACTATAATCACTTTATTGCCCTGTGCGACGAGTATAAGTATAGGTATGGGAAAACACATGCAACGGATAATTTATTGCGTGAGGTCTTGGCTACACCACCAGCCAGTATTGCAGAATGTGGTATGACTGAGATTCCTCTTGCTATGAAATCCAATCCTGAGTGTATGTTCCCCGAAGATCCAGTGAAGTCCTATAAATTATATTATAAGACAAAAGAAACTAAATTTAATATGGTCTGGACTAATAGACCAATACCGGAGTTTATGCATGCTGTATAGTTACAAGTGTGACAAATGCGAAGAGGTATGGGATGAAACCCATAAGATGGATGATCGTAAAGTTCCTGAAGGATTACCTTGTCCAAAGTGTAACGAAGAAGGATCAGTTAGACAATACCTAGGTGGTGGAGTACCTAGCTTGATTCATGAACCGTCGAATACAATGTCAAAGAACACACCAGACGGTTGGCGTGATACACTAAGAGAAATGAAGAAAACCTATAAAGTTAATAACATTAAGATTCCATAATGGCTATATCACATAGAATTAGACTGGAGGATTTGATTGAGTTCGAACCTCTTACAGATCATCAGAAGGAAGTATTTGATGCGTATGAAAAAGACTATTCACTCGTCCTTGCCGGATCGGCAGGAACTGGTAAAACATTTATGGCAATGGCCCTGGCTCTTGAAGACGTCCTTGACAAGAATACAAGATACGACAAAGTCGTCATTATTCGATCAATCGTACCTACTCGAGACATCGGCTTCTTACCGGGCAATGAGGAAGAAAAGAAAGATGCATATACTGGACCTTATAAGTCTATATGTACAGAACTCTTTAAAGATCCTCAAGCGTGGGACAAGTTAGTTGCACAGGGATTAGTAGAGTTTTTGTCGACATCATTTATACGTGGCACAACATTAAATAATGCTGTGGTGATTGTTGACGAGATGCAGAATCTAAACTTCCATGAACTGGATTCTGTTATTACACGTATTGGTCGCGACTGTAAGTTCGTTATGAGTGGTGACTATTATCAAAGTGATTTTGATAAGGATAAGGATAGAAAAGGAATCTTGCATTTCCTAGAGATCGTAGAACAATTGCAGAAGTTTAAGATTGTTGAATTCGGTTGGGAAGATATTGTAAGATCTGATTTTGTTCGAGATTATATAATGACTAAAGAAATGCTACAGAGACATGAGAAGAAAATTTATACATGAAACAATTGATCTTGGATATTCAGATCTGGATGCTGAAACTACATCCAGTGGTAGACTATATCGGACTCCTAGCGGCGGTCTTCCTAGTATCACTACTGTACTGAAGATATTAACCGAAGAACACATTCAAGCTTGGCGTAATCGTGTAGGCGAGGAAGAGGCTAATAAGATCTCTTACCGTGCTTCTACTCGTGGTACTGCAGTGCATTCTATTATTGAAAATTATATCGATAACAAGGAAGACTATGCAGAAGGATTCATGCCAAACATCATCGACAACTTCAGACCGATGCAAAAACTGCTTGATACCAGAATCGGGAAGGTCTATGCTCAAGAAGCTCCGTTATATTCAGATCATCTTGGTGTTGCTGGCCGTGTGGATTGTGTCGCAGAATTTGATGGGAAGTTAAGTATCATTGACTTCAAAACATCGCGCAAACCTAAAAAACCAGAATGGATTGAGAACTACTATGTACAAGAATCTGCCTACGCTATCATGTGGGAAGAACGTACAGGTATACCTATTACTCAATTAGTCACATTAATTGCTGTAGATGATGAAGAACCACAAGTCTTTATTGAGCATCGTGACAACTGGACAGATAAACTATTAGAGACTATTAATGAGTACAAAAGAAGAAAACTCTTTGGCCGTTGATGCACACCATCAGATTAGTATCTGCTGTGAAACTCTATGTGACAAATCAATCGTAAAACAATATATAACAAGCCTTGAAGAAAGGATCAAATTACTTGAGGAACAACTTTATGACAGACCTAAAAGATCTGATAGCCAATGACGGAACTAATATTTACCAAAAAGCATTGGTTAACATGCATTCCTATTATGTGTATGACATAGAGGAACCAAGTAACTATGCCGAATGGGTTGAGAAGATCCGTATGGCAGGTGAGAATGATGTTATTAAGTTCCATATCAATTCTTATGGTGGTGATCTATTCACAGCTATTCAATTATTGAGAGCAATGAATGAATCATCTGCTACTATTATTGCATCGTGTGAAGGTGCATGTATGTCAGCAGCTACGTTAATCTTCTTGGCTGCAGACCAATTTGAAGTATCACCGCATTCTATGTTTATGTTCCACAACTATTCAGGTGGTGCATTCGGTAAGGGTGGTGAGATGATGGACCAACTAGTTCATGAGAGATTATGGTCAGAGAAACTATTACAAGAAGTTTATAGTGATTTCCTGACAGTAAAAGAAATCCAGTCTCTATTAGATAATAAAGACATTTGGATGGATGGTGATGAAGTAGTTGATCGTCTAGAGAAGAAGATGAAGAAAGTACAAAGAACTCAGAAAAAGAATAAGTGAGATATTGTAAACGGTTTTTATTATACACACACGATGGATTCTCTAGAATAGTATGGGGAAAGTCAAAACAAGATGTCTATGATAGATATCCTGGTTCTGCAAGAAGTGTGTTTGAAATGGGTATAAAGCATGAGTTTATTGAGAAGCATTGAGAGATACCAATTAAAGTTGGGTGATCCTTCGGCAAAGATCGAGAATTACTTACGATTGGTTGATAAGAATATTGATTGGCAATGGGCACTTGAAGAATTAGAAGAAGGCCTATCTGACCAACGAGTTGAGATCCGTCCTAATGGAGGATACGTTGTCAATGGTATGAAACCACAACATCATCACGTGAATGAAGCAGCTCGTATGCTTCAACGCGCAGATGAAGACAGAATAGTTAAAACCCAAATGTACATAGCAACTACAATTCATTCAGGTATGTTTGGGAAGCACACAGATTTTGGTCAAGACTCTATTATTATTCAGGGTCAAGGTCGAACTGCCGTCGATGTCGGCGGGCAATATGGTATCTTGGAACCAGGTGATATGATGTATCTTCGTGCATCTGACAAGCACAGATTTACATCTTTGGGACCAAGATTTTCTATTACACTAAGTCTAGAGGAAGACAACTAATGGCAATCAGAACTTCAAATACTGCATGGCACCCAGCTGGCGTAAACAAGAAAACATCAATTGGTCGTGGTAATGTTAAATTTGCTTCAATGAATAAATCAAAAAAACGTAGTTTTAAAAAATATCGAGGTCAAGGAAAATGA